AGATAGAATGACGTACTTTAGCGTACCAAGTACGTACCAATATGGCTAATAAAAGACAACGTTTCGACGGGAAATTTCATCCAATGCTCATGCAATGGCTACGTGAGCAATCGATAATTACAAACCGATCGCTTAATAATATTGTTGAAACAACCTTGCTGGAAAAGAGCGGTATTACACTAGCAGAAGGGACATTTCACAGCCCAAAAACCTACCCGTTACCCGCTGACAATCAGTCATAAAGATATTTCTTTACTGATCGGAAATTGCTTTATAAAAAGCGATATTAAAACCTAATCCCAAGACTATTCTAAACACTAAACCCTGCCCGATTAAGAACAGGGTTTTATAATGCAGATCACCTTGGTTACTCGCCTATGTTCGCTGGCTGTGCGCTTTCTGCTTTTATTTGCTTTTGTATTTGAGTGTAGGTTATCTCTGGGTCATCGCTTATCCTTGTGTATGCAATTGATTCTTTATGAGTCATCACCGGCAGCCCACCGTTAGCCTTCTGAGCTATGGTTATCCTATCATCATCACTATCAAGCTTAAATAAGTTGAATGCAGGTTTGATCCTAACCGATTCCGCGCCGCCGTATCCTGGCATACTTGAAATTGCACTAATCAGAAAATTCAATCTGCGCTGTATACCTTCCCCATACCAACCATTGTGACCTCTCATTGCTTTCATGTGGGCAGAAATGAGCATCCTTTCTAGTGCCGCGCCTGATACCTCACCAAGGTTTTTCATCTCTTCAAATGAAAGATTAGGCGTTGCCGTGATAGCGAATATTGTTTCTTTTAGGAAGTCTTTTTCAAAGATGATAGGTTCAGGCTTGCCATTGCGTTCTACAAATTTCAGGTCTGAAGTACCATTACCTTCCAAATACTTGCCAGTCTCACCCTTTGCAGGCATGTCAATGGTATCGTCTGTTTTCCCAAAGAGTATAGGATTGCCGGTATAGTCGTTATTGTCGCCATAAATGCTCATTACCTTTTCCTGGCGCTCAATAAGATCCTGTACGTCGTGCCACTCAGTTTGTTCTCTTGGCCAGAAGATGACAGGTATTTTACCGTAGATTAATTTTTTAGTATCTTTTCTTACCCCCCATGCGCCACCAGACTTAGAGAAATACCTAATGGCATCTTTCGTGTAAACATCGAGGCATTCGATCTTTTCCCTTGTCTCAAACAATAATCCAAAGGCGATCATATCAAGATCTTCGCCCCAAATAGGGATGAATTTGTACCCATCTGAAGGCCGGTAAATTCGCACCTTCATCTCCCCGCCAACTCGGTTGCCATCATCCCCTGTTATTGGATCACTATACCAGATTTCAGCACATTCAAGCTGAGACATGGCCGTCTCCGCGATACCTGCATTCTTGTAGTCTAGCTTATTATTTTCCCATGTTTCTTTAACAGCCTGCCCTATCTTCTCGCCTTTTGCATCCGTTTTGCCCATATTTAGTGTAATGCCACCATTGGTAAGAAATGCCACAGCGGTACTTACGATCTGTTTTTGATAGGCAAGCGGCACCCTGGTTATCCTTTCAAGGACATTCTGGTATACTGGCTTTTCATCAGGGCCAAGGATGTCTGATGGCTTTTTAACCCATTTGTCTGGGTAGTGCTGATCACACTTTATTTTATGATTCTCTGTTTCGTACTCATCATATACTTTCTGATCAAATAGCGGCACATGCTCTTTAATGATTGCTTCACAGATTACAGCAGGTTCATTAATATTTTTTGCGAAGAATTGTATATCCATCTTTTAGTTTATTTTATTAAGAAACCCATTCAGGTCTGCGTCTTTTTTGTTTGCCTATGTATTTGGCGTATTCTTCTTTGAGTAAGCCAACAATGAAGTATCTTTTCGTATCGGAAATGTGGCCTATTGGCTCATAGCTTTTCTTTGTGATTGGGTCCATAACCTTTGTCTTGGCCATGTTCCCATTTTCGTCTTCCTGCACACTGTTATAGTCATCAATTGAGGTGATGCAATGGTTGCCTATGAATATCTTCCATAGCATTTTACCTTCGTAAATTTCATTGATAAAGCCGCCCGACATTGCTACCCTGGCCGCTGATTTCTGGACCATGTCACGCACATTAGAATAACCCGTTTTAAGCGTGGCAATGAACTTATCGAAGAAAGACTTGCAATCTTCGTCTATTGTGTTCTCGGCCTTACCTGACGGGTCACCATGCACAAAAACTACATCCTGATGGCCCTTTGCACGTAGGTATTCCAATAGATTTAGAGCGGCCTTGGTGGCGTTGTTGTTAGGCGTTTTGCATAGCAATTCATCTATCTGTAAGATTTCACGCTTGCCGGTATCTACTTGCCAGATGGAAATTGTTACATACGGCCGGACGTTACTATCGACTGACACATGGATGGGTAATTGCTCATACTTGACCGGCTTAGTATTGGCCGTTTCCTCAAATGATTTCCAGAACTCGGACCCCGTTTTAATCACGCCCCAATTACCCAACCCATAGATTCGGTAATAGTTTGGTTTGTGTATTTTATCGTGCTCAAAATCATCAATAGTATGCTTATCAATAAAGCCCTTAGCGGGGTTTTTAGGATGCCCAACTACCCAGTAATTATCCTTGTAGGTAGTCTTGACCAATAGCATATTGCCTCGCGCATTAATATGCACAGAACTATGTTCAGGGTCCAATTGGGTGTATTTAGTAGGCGCACCCGGTACGTTTAGCGGTTGCTCTATCCAAGTTTCTTTGTCAAGGATGCTTGTCTTTATCCAATGCTTTTCGGTGATAGGGTTCCAATCGGCTATGATTTTTTGCCCGGGACGGCCTCTTAAACGCTTCCGGCCTTGATCATAGTCCGCTTCCTCAAATTGGGTAAGCTCATTGTAATAGAGGTATTTGTATTGAGAAAGCCCCTTTAGCTTTTCGCTATCGTCCAGCCCACGGAATCGGATCTTTGCCTTTTCGGTTTTAATCAGGTGCTTTTGGAAGGTTAGCACCTCATCTAATTTTAGATCGCTGCCAATGCCTTTAAAGTCCGAATAGATACTATCATCAATATCCACGCCGAACTTCCGCAAGGCCATTGTGCTATTATTGTATTGGGCAAGTTCCAAGCCGAATGCCTGAGCAACTGTGTGAGTCTTCGCGGCTGAAGACCCACCGTAAATGAAAATAAAACGCAGCTCATCATTCTGCAATGCTGCGCGCAAATGCCAGAACAAAGGATTAAATAAATGAGTTGCGAAATTATATTCCATCAGGCTTCATCTTCGTCGTCCGTAGCTTTAAACCCTACATTCACGACCGGCTTCTTTTGGTTGTTGTCCTTTTCAAACGTTCCAAGGTGCTTGCCAAGTAATTCTAATGCTCTATTTGCCCCGCTGCTGTCAAACTCATAGATTGGTTCGCCTTCTGCGCTTTGAGCCTGCACCATGCACTTTTCAATAGGATCGAATACCATTACCGGCGTTGCTTGCTGGCATTTATTGGCTACTTCTATCAATCCGCGAATGACAAAATCCTGCGAAACCTGCACTCTATCTTTCCTCGCTTCAATTAATTCTTTTATACGTGCGTAAATGTTGGGTTCTGCAAGAAGCTTTGAAGCCTGTGTACGAGCGGTATTATAGGTTGCGTCTTTGTAAACTGTAAGATATGCCTGCGTACCGTTCAGGCTAACAAGGTATTCTTGGCAGAACATCTCTTGCTTTTCATTAAGTAAATCAGGCGTAGTGTCCATAACAATGCGTAAATCCGAGTTTATAAACGAATTTACGATTAGTAAAGATAAGTCTTTATATCATAGACAAAAAATAATGTGCCTTCGCTATGTTGCCTTACTTATCGAGCTTCAATGTTGCATAGGCTGCGTTAAGCTGACCCATAACTAATTGTACAGCATTTTCTATGTCGTAGGTTTCGGCCTCTAGAATGCTTTCTGATCTCACCCACCAACGATTATTTAGTTCAGTGTTGAAGTTCAAATAAAACGTCACAAATAAAGGCTGCCGGTAACCTTCGCTGTGCCTGGAAATGGTAACATGGAACCCTTTATTTGCCACCAAAGCATTTAAGCGTTCTCGTATGAGATTACAGGATATAAAGCCCGGGTCGTTAACTCTATCCATTTAGTTCATTTATTCCTGAATGCTCTGTAAGTGTTGGCTTATCTCGCTTTCTATTCCCCTAAGGGATTCTGGGGCATGCCCAATAAATCGGTAAACGTGATCGATAGGATCGAATTCCATGAAAGCAGGGGATCCAATGCCCTCTACGCGCATAATTGTATGGGTTTCAGCCCAATCAATGTAGCTATCAAAGGTTAGGTCTGCTTGCTGCCCGTCTATTGTAAAAGTTCCTTTTAGCTGCATGGGATAGTGTGCATTTGCCCTCGTTCGTGTTCGATAATTATTTGAATTTTGCAAATGAAGTCTCTGATAAATCGACTTTAGACTAAAAACTAGATATACTGGATTGAATTTTGCAATTCTACCCTTTCAGCAACCCTTTTATCTCTTTCGCTAACACTTCCACCTGATCCGCTTTATGTTTTATCAGTAAAGTATTATCCTGAACGTTCTTCCCTTCCCTGTACGTTATCCCCAATAGCTTGTATAGTGGCACTTCTAAGGCATCAGACAGCCTTATAGCAAATAGTAGGCTCGGCTCCTTGCTTCGCCAGTTACTTTCTAGGTTCTGAGGCGGGATGCCTAGCCTTCTAGCTATCTCAGCCTGATTATTACAGAATGCTAATGCCCTCTGCTTTAGTTCCGCACCTGTCATGATTTGGTTTCAATTGTATGTATTAGCTTCTTTTAAGTTCTATGTAGATCCCTTTTGTTGTCTGAATGGGTATACTATTCTTTGCCACACGCAGTCACGATATTAACTGTCACATTCCCAGATCTTGAAGATGTTGTTGCTGCATTTTGGTAATCCTTGATATCTGATTCTGTCTTATCGCAAACAACGCTATTAGTAACGCTAGGCTGCGCGCCACCACTTGGGGATATGTACGTTGTTGTTCTACACTTCCAGCAGTATTTTTTCTTGCAGGATGCAGATGATAGGATGATTAGTGACAGTACTAGTATTAAGTATGCTCTCATTTGGCTTTATTTTGGATGATGTTTAGCGCTTGCTTTCTGTACCATTTCATCAATGATGAGGTTGGCTTGCTTTATTCGATATTCCTTTATCTGCGTCTGCTCTAGCGGGGATAATAGATTAGTTATTGAATCCAGCTCTGCGGCTAACGGCTTCAGAAGTTTGTTTGTCTTTTTTAGCCCCATGCGCTTTGCCTGGTTTTCTTTGACGTAATACGTCGTTGAATCTACTATTTGCATAGCGCGGTTATACAGCGTATTGGCCTTATCATCCGAACTTACCATTACTGGCGCTGGCGGCTTTTGGTCGCAGGACGTAGCCCCAATAAAAAGCGTAAGTATTAATAGTAAATATCTCATTTTATAAAGTTCTTTCAATTTTTACTGCATTCCACAATTGTATTATAGTCTGGATTGTAGGATCTGCAGGTTATTGTTCCTGCTTCTACATCATGCGCAATGATCTCCTTTGTCGTTATACCTTCCGTTTTATGAATGATAGTGTACACACTCCATGAGTTTAAATGAAGCTTACTTGTTGCCCATAATGAGCGGCTTATTAATCGGCCAATAACTACATCCCCAGGCGCAATAGAACGCTTTGTCCCATCATCCATGCTTACGTTGTTCTGGCCAATCTCAAAGCCGCGATAGGTGCCTTTGTGCGGTTGTTTGACCATGATTGAGATTATAGGTAACTCTTCTAAATATTCCTGATCACCCCACCCTGTGAGATATCCGGCTGCACTCTTTTGGGTTACTAGCTGCACCTGCATCTGATACCATCCGCTGCCAAGGTCCACAAACTCATTCCCCCCTTTTGATTTGTACGGCGTGCCTGCGTCTGGCAATTGGATTGTGTCGTTCTGAAATCCTTGCTGCGCCCAATTTACACCAACATCCCCATCCAATGGCGAAGGGTTACGATTAAACACGTCCACATCCCCATTCATGATATAATCTTCATTCACGCCGTAAGTGGAACAAAGAGCTTTTACGAATTTCGTATTAACCGTATCGCTGTTTATAATATCAGACACCGTACCCTGCCTTGCATAACCCAATTCTTGCGCTAATTGCTTCTGGTCGGCAATCTTCCGATAAGATTTCAGCAATTTGATCACATTCTTGATTCGCTCATTCTCTATGGCAATCATCACTTTACTATTTGCTTTTAAAAAACTATACAGAAAACGTAAAATCTTTTTACGTTTTTGATTGTTTATACGAAAAACGTAATTACTTTTACTTTCAGAAAGCAGATGCGGCGCAAATGCAACGCAGACGCGGTTAACTAAA